GTGTACCCGATCCACTGCTCGTCCTGTGGGACCTATCTCTTCGATGTCCACGATGAACCGGGTCGCGTCCGCGCTTTCTGCCCGTCGTGGGACGACCCGTGGTGCGCGGTCACCGCGGAACGGTTCTATCCGAACGATCGCGATAACGAATGGATCGTGTTCGCGCTCGAGGTTCTCAAGGTGAGTCTTACTGAGTTCGCCAACGACTTCGGTCTGACGCGCCATCAGGCCAACGCGGTCCGGCAGAACTACAACCGGCGGGTGATCGCCGCCCCGCAGTGAGCGCCAGCAATAGAAGGCCCGCATTATAAAGTAGCGGGCTTTTTTCATACCCTCGAATTGGTGGATTCGGGGGTACGGATGACGGACGAGAACATCGATTACGACGAGAACACCCAACTGACAGCTGAGGCCATCGACGGAGATTCTGCTATCGACGAGCTGGAAATCCGGCTCGACGAGGTCACCAAGAAGACGGTCGACATGATCGTCGACAAGCTATTAATCGTCGTCGACGAGCTTTCCGGCCACCCGCTTTATCCCTACCAGAGGCCATTTGCGCGCCGGATCATCGAGTCCCTGGTTCTTGGTGACGGCGCGACGCTGACGGCACTATTCAGCCGTCAGGCGGGTAAGTCCGAGACAGTGGCCAACACCGTGGCCGCCTGCATGATTATGCTGCCTGCCCTGGCCAAGGTCTTCCCCTACCTGCTCGGCAAGTACAAGGAAGGGCTCTGGGTCGGCGCCTTCGCCCCCGTGGATGATCAGGCCGATAACCTGTATGGCCGTATCGTCTCCAGATTGACCTCTGAGCGGGCTCTAGAGCTTATGCAGGATCCTGATATCCAGGATGGGGTAAAGGCCCGCGGAAGGACGCTCACGCTTCATTCTGGGTCCCTTGTACGGCGCCAGACCTGTCACCCCCGGGCGATCATCGAGGGCCGGACCTATCACCTGATACTCATCGACGAGTGCCAGGGCGCCGACGACCGGATGGTTACCAAGTCCATCATCCCGATGGGCGCGGCGACCAACGCCACCTACGTCTTCACCGGAACGCCGACCTACACCAAGAACATCTTCTACCGGCAGATCCAGAAGAACAAGCGCAATCAGGTCCGGCGCGGCAAGCGGCAGCTGCACTTTGAGGCCGACTACCGGGAGGCGTCCAAGGCCAACCCGCTCTACCGGCTGCACTGTGAGAAGCAGAAGGAGGTGCTCGGCGAGGACAGTGACGAGTTCAAGCTGAGCTACCGCCTGATGTGGCTGCTCGAGCAGGGAATGTTCACCACCAGCGAGCGTCTGAACGCGCTCGGCGACAAGAGCATGCAGACGGTGAAGGCCTGGTACCGTTCGCCCGTCGTGGTCGGCATCGACCCGGCCCGCAAGCAGGATTCCACCGTGGTCACCGTGGTGTGGGTCGACTGGGACCACCCCGACGAATTCGGGCTCTACGAGCACCGCATCCTCAACTGGCTGGAGCTGGGCGGCGGCATGTCCTGGGAGACCCAGTACCACCGCATCGTCGAGTTCCTCAGCAACTACTACATCCACGCCATCGGCATCGACACCGGCGGCGTGGGGGACGCGGTCGCCGACCGGCTCAAGGTCCTGATGCCCAACACCGAGATCGTCGAGCTGGGCAGCCAGCGGCCGGACCAGTCCAAGCGGTGGAAGCACCTGTATCAGCTCATCGACCGCGGAAAGATCATCTGGCCAGCGCACGCCAAGACCCGCTCCACCAAGGTCTACGAACGGTTCATCCAGCAAATGAGCGACTTGGAGCTGGAATACGTCGGGCCCTACATGCTGGCCAAGGCGCCCAATGAGGCCCACGCTCACGACGACTTCCCGGACAGCTTGTCGATGGCCTGTATCTTGACCTCCGAGGACTATCACATGAAGGAGGTCGAGCAGAGCATCTCTCCATTCTATTCCTGAAGGCCGTTTGGCTTATCCTGGAATTGACCCCCGTTCAGGAGTGTGAAGGATGGCCTACTCTCCCACGAATTCCTCCCCGCTCGCCCCGGCGCCGCAGTACCCGGAGCGCATTTCGCCGGTGTACGAGGCGAAAATCGCGCCGAACGCTCCTGGTGGTGGTGGCCCGCTGCGTTTCCAGGAGGGTCTGGGTACTGACAGCGATGTGCCGCGCGAGTTCACCACCGGCATCATGCAGGGCTACATGACCGCGCCCGGCCGCACCAACCGGAATGCCGCGGTGTGGATTAAGCGCCCAGAGGAGACTCTTCAAGAGCGTGCTCACCCCGGCTCTTCCTCCTGGGTCATGGCGCCGACTTTCCTTGGCGAGTTCGCCTATGGCGCCCAGAGCGGTAACCGCGGTATGCCGGTTTATGAGACTGTGGTCCGGTCCGGAGGGTACTACACCCGCATGAACCCGGCCTACATCGACGACTGATGTGCTATACTGCAAAGCTCGGATGAGCTGAGTCGTTCAGAAGGCCCCGGCCAAGTGCCGGGGCCTTCTTTCATGGACAGCCCAACTCTGAGGGTCTGGCATTATCATTCCACAGCTCCACACATCTACCCTGAAATGTGTAATGCCGGATGCGTCCGCTGACGTTGGCATTGAGGGGAGGTGATAGAGGATGAGCATCGCGTTCTATCCGCCCGCTCAGCGATACGCCGGGGCCGATCTCGCCGTTACGATCAGCCCGCTAGGCCTCGTTGAGCTGGCGGATGAATTACGCCTCATCACCTCCTGAAGAGTTTGAAGTCCACGGGCCACGGCTCAACCGGTATGCGGTCAACTGGGCCTTCTATTTAGGCTACCACTACGCCTATCGGCGAGAGCCGGGCGAGCCGCAGCTGACCTTCAATTACTGCCGTGCTCTGGTCGACTTCCTCATCAATTTCTGCTATGGACGCGGTGTCACTTTCCAATCGGCTAAAGAATACTCCCATATCGTCCCGGCCCTTTTGAACCGGGTGTGGGAGATGGATAACAACAAGCAGCAGATCATCCGCGAAATCGCTCAGCAGGGCGGTGTGTCCGGCGACATGTTCGTGAAAGTCGCCTACGATCCCGCCTGGACCGATCCAGCTGGCAACTACCACCCCGGACGGGTGCGAATCCTGCCTCTGAACAGCGCATATGTCTTCCCGGAGTGGCATCCACACGACCGGGAGAGGATGATCCGCTGTAAGATCAAGTACAAATTCTGGTCGACCACCCTCGAGGGTACTCGCTCGGTATTTACCTATACCGAGATCCTCACCGATGACACCATCGAGGAGTACCTCAACGACGACCTGATCGACCGGCGCCCCAACCCGTTGGGCACCATTCCCATCGCTCACGCGCCGAACATCTCCGTATCCGGTTCCCCGTGGGGCCTGGCCGACATTCACGACCTGATTCCGCTCAATAGGCAGTACAACGAGACTGCTACCGAGATCGCGGACATCATCAACTACCACGCCGCCCCGGTCACCATCATCACCGGCGCCAAGGCGTCCAACCTGGAAAAGGGCCCCCGGAAGGTCTGGGGAGGCCTGCCGAAGGACGCCCAGGTCTACAACCTCGAAAACGGCGTCGATCTGACCGGGCCCCTGGCCTTCCTCCAGCTGCTCAAGCGGGCCATGCACGAGCTTGCCGGTGTGCCGGAAACGGCGCTGGGGCAGGTTCAGCCGATTTCCAACACCTCCGGCGTGGCCCTTTCCATCGAGTGGCCGTCCTGGTCGGGCACCGAGGCGCAGAAGGACGCCGAGGTGGACGCGTTCAACCAGGTCATCGCCTCCGTGGTCGCCGAGTTCGATGCGATGGTGCAGCTGGTCGACATCGACGCTGCCATCGCTAAGAACCCCAAGTACCTGTGGGATGGGCTGCACCCCAACGAGCTGGGCAACGCCCGGATCGCTGATGCCTGCCTGGATGCTATCCGCTGCCTGTCGCCGCCGCAGAGTGGGCATGGGGTGACGGCGAGCTTCAACCCGCCTGCCAACCGGCCGGGCCCAGTGCGCCGCCCGCGGCGGAATGCCACCTGGTATGCGCCGGAGTTTCGCGCCAAGGGCACCGACTACACCCCTGTCACGGGGGATCTGTGGGCGGTGCCGTTCATGGTGACCGAGGGCCGGGAGCGGTTCGTCACCGCGGGTGTTCGGGTGGCCCAGGGTGGTACCCAAAGCGGTTCGATTCAGACCTCCTTGGCATCCGAACTGGAGGAGAAGGAGGTCCAGATCGAACCTCCTACGACCGGTGTAGGCGGTTCGATTTGGCACAGTAGCCGGTTCGATTTGAACCGCCCTAGCGCCGGTGACTTAGTCCCTCCAGTTGTCTGGTTCGCCTACGTCAGCTTCCCCAGCGGTAACACTCGCAAGCACCTTCGGCCGTCTGTTCTGTACTACATCGACGAGCAGGCGGCCAAAGCATGGTGCGAGCGGAAAGTCGAGTCGATCGCGCGTAAGCTCGGCGACAGCTCCGACCGGTGGCGGATCATCGCTCACGTCGAGGCCGTTCCCCGGGACAAGGGTGTCGGGGAGGTGTTCTACAACGCCTTCTACGGCGCCGTCGGTCCCGGCTTCCAGTGGACGGCCATCGGCCACCATCCGAGCGACATGTTCGCATCCGGCGGGGTTCGCCAGTAAGATCGACGCAAGCTGGTCCCCCGAGGCCTCCCAGTTCTTGGTGGAACTTGGTTCCGGGGGACCGGCCCTTTATTTTTCCCAACTTGACGCATCTCAACTTGAGGGGTCTACCGTCAAACGCTGTACATAGCGGACGGAGACCATCGTGTGCACCACCACCGACACACCGACTGAACCTGCCTACTGCCAGGTCTTCCTCGGTGGGCCGCGGCACGGGCGGCCTCTTCCGGGCGACGTCATTGAAAGCTGGGCCGAGGTCTCCCTTCCGGCATGGGATCCGCAGCTGGGGGCGGCGTGTGAGAACCCGGAGTGCCCGCGGTGGCGCATCGTGACCTACCGCCGGTGGGAAACCGAGATCCTCGGTGAGCGCATCACCTTCTGGGTGTGCGAGGACAAATGGCGCGAGCGGCAGAAGCTCGCCCGGCAGGTTCTGCTTTTTCCCCTGGAGCGCAAGTGACACAGGAATATCTCACCTACATCATCAACCCGATGCTGCTGATCCGCGAGTGGCATGAGGCGGTCAACCAGCCGCGGATCTTCGAGCTGAACGACCCTGCCGAGCGGCAGAACCTTATCCGGCTGCGGGCGACGCTGATCGAGGAAGAGTTCGCCGAGGTCATCGCCGAGCTGAAGGCGCTGTACCAGGGGGAGGGCGACATCGCCCGGCTGGCCAAGGAGCTGGCCGACCTGGCATATGTGGTCTACGGCACCGCCGACGTCTTCGGCATCCCGCTCGATGAGGTCTTCGAGGCGGTCGACGCCAACAATAAGACGAAGATCGACCCGGAGACCGGGCGGGTTAAGAAGCGCGCCGACGGCAAGGTCGAAAAGCCCGAGTGGTATAAGCCGATCTCGCTGGACGAAATCCGCGACATCATTAACTCGTACTAACAGTACAAAACGCTCAAACGGTACCATCGATTCAGGAAATTCCCCCGACTGGATCGGCGGTACCGTTGTCTTTTGAGCCTGCTGACCTCGCCTCCGAGTTGCCAGTGCTCGGTCCGCTGGCGGGGCTCGTCCTATATCTCTTTATTACAGAGCGCATCGTTCCGGGCCCGGCTTATCGCCGTGTGGTCAACGAGAATAAGCGGCTCGCTGCGGAGAATAGCCGCCTGACTAGGCGCATTGAAGAG